GAATTGGCTTGGTGCACCTAGACTCCAGAAGTACACAAAACTCTTATAATCTTAACCGGAAGGTATCCAACCTCGTAATCTAACCACTCTAATTAACCCAACCACAACCAACATGAATACAATTCAAGTAACAGAACAGACCCTTGGCGGAAGAAAGATCAAAGTTGGCTCGTCTCCAGTATGGGAAGCAGTGTTAGACTGGCTTAAGAACGGGAAACCATCTCCACTTTTGAAAGCGGTTGTTTCTGAACTAGGACTAGCCCCATTAGAGCAGCTCAACCACACTCTAAAGAATGAAGATAACATGTGCGTTTTACCAACACGATTGGGACTTGTCTTTTACATTCCAGCTGACGATGATAGGATGGCAGTTAAGATATCCATGGTTAATGGGGTTGAAAAGAAAGGACCGAACTTTGACGCTACAGACATTGGAATAGCAAAGAAAGGAGCGGACGGTTCAACATTATCTTTTAAACTACCATGGACTAATTCTTCGGCTAAAACTATCGTTTATTTGATTCCACAAATCGTAGTTGGAGTTGAGGCTGTATTTCAATCTTATAATGCGAGTACTGTCTCGGGAATGGTAGAAGCGAAGAAGTTAATCAAACAATATTTTGACGTCCAACTCAATTTCTTATCAAGAATGTCCCAATTCGCAGCGGCCTGCGTGTACTTAAGCGGTTATTACGATGCGTTTCAACATTCAATGATCAGGTATGTCAATGGACAATTTTCAGCTCTAGAGTTGATTCGCAACAGAAGGTCAGATGCTATTTCGGTACGAGACAAATTGTCATTAATAAAGAACGGATCGAACGATGCGATTGAAACCATGCTATATCAAACAAAAAGCACGCTTGGTGGAGCAACTGTCATCTCTGCTTTAGGTGATGATTTTACGATGATGACAGAAAATAAACAGGGGTGTGCTGTTAAGTTAATGGGCGAGAGATTTAGTAGGGTATCTTGCGGTGAGGTGGACTTAGAAGTGTTCATGAAAGATGAGGCAGGTACATCTAAGGTAGAGATAACAACGCCTGAGTCTAAGAAGAGGGATGAGCCATCAGCTAGTCCACCACCACCGATGTTTGCTCCGACAAAATTGAGATCTTAGAGGGGTTTCTTTTGTGAGTGAGGAGAGAGTCCATGCGGGCTATAAGAGCTTTGTGAGTTAGGCTTCTGCTGGTCGAAAG